CTGATGTTGCATCCCAGAGATAGATTGAGCCTCCACGGGGATTCGCCAGAAGATCCTCTCCAAAGGTGTCCATGCTCCAGTTACGCATACGTAAAGTAATATTTGATGTAGAGGCAGGAGTACCGTATGTTCCCGTGCCGTAGGTGCCAGCGCCCCAGCCGAGGCCGTTGGTATTATACTGGGACCCTGACTTTAGTAAGTATTGAAGGGTCACTGTACCAACGTTGGCAGATGTTGCAGCGGCCACGGTTGTGTATGTAAAAGAGAAATGATTAGCGTCTGATGCAGTGGTAATGGTAAACATGGAATTTAGGAAAACGTTGTTGCCGACTGTTGCAGCCATCGAGACAAATGCGACACGGTCACCCGCTACTCTGGTGTGGCCTGTCAAAGATACAAGAATAGATGAAGAACCAACGGAGGTGCTAATCTGGTTGACCAAGGATGTAGTTGAAGTAATAGGCGTAATGTCCGATACTGAACCACCCTCGTAAATTTGAAGTGCATTGTTTGTTCCCCATGCAATATAGTTTTCTTGATTTAGTCCTGACCAAATCTGGATGTCACGAGGAGTTCCTGTCAATTCACCAAGAACTCGTTTGTTCCAACCCCGGATATTTTCAGGGTTGTTATTACGAAACCGGACACGGTTACCGTCATACCAGCCGCCCTCGGCCTCGTATTGTGTATCATCACGAAGAAGAGTAGCGGCAAAGTTATATTTTGTTGTGATTGTGTCTGTTGACATGTTAGATTATCTCGGAAAATTTAGGAAAACTTGAGATATGATACCCCCAAGAGCAGCGGAGAATCCGGAGAGCATCATCAATGTTTTCCAGCCACCTTGTGCTTCTGAGAGAGTAAGAAGAATTTTACGGGTCTCATCACGGACAGCACCTAGTTCTTGTTCAAGCAAAACAATCCTAGCCTCCATGTTACCAAGTTCCCTGTCCGTGAAATTAGCCATTATGTTGGACCTATTCGTTTAATCATCCCGGCCACGTCTATCAATCCAACCGAATGTAGATACATTGAGAGTGTTCGGGTATGAACTGGAAAAACTTCGTGCTCTGACCTGACTAGACGTGTTGGTCCTGACCGGGGGAATAGAACCTGCGATAACGCCACGAGCGCCCGTGCCAGTTGGGGCCGGGTTATCAAAGGCAAGAGAATAAGTACCTGATCCCAAGTTTGGTTCAGTGACCGTCACATCCGCAGTATCAAGAGGACTGATATATACACCGACACGATCATTGAAGCCGGTTCCGGAAACCTTTACGTTAATGCCCAAAAGTGCTTGGGTCTTGATACCCGAAGGTGTGGAAAGACTGAGGGTCTTGGCAGAGGCTGTGACAGTTGCTGCCGAAACATCGATGACCGGGATGTACCAGTTAAAGTTATCGCCTGTCTGAACAAAGTTCTGTACAGATACATCGGCATCGGAATAGATCGAGCCCAGTCGTCTCTTCAGGGTGTAGCCGGATGGCATTGTTGGTGAACTAAGATTGGTCGATGCAAGTGTTGCAGCAGAGACACCCTCGGCCTTTGAGATGGCGAATACATGATACCATGTTGCAGAGGTCACTGTCCCGGTATCGAGAGCGTTTTCACCGGTTGATGCTAAGCTAAGAGTGGTGGCGGATGCAAGGGTAATATCGTAGGTGTTGTCGTCAGATCGTGCCTGACCCACAGCGATGGAGATTGCTGTTGCTGAAACAGGGGTCATACCGTAACCGCTGAGGTATGATCTGGGTGATCCAAACGATGTAAAACTCAGGGTCCCAGATCCGTTTGTCTCAAGAACCTGTCCGGCGATACCGTCATTACGTGGCAAGGTGTAAGTCACATTTGCTGTGACCGTGGCCGGGGCCTGTAGGGCGATGTAGTGAGAAGAGTCTGCGTCTGCGAACCTGACTTCGCTCTCGGCCTTCATAGTAATGTTACTGGAGAATGATGTTGCACCCATAGTGGATGAACCGGATACAGCAAGGCCACCCGTGATAGAGACAGTTCCTGAAATTGCCACGGGGACTTTGATGTCAATCAAAGAGGTTGCCACGGATACATTAACCACGTTTGATGTGGATCGGATGCCGGGTGTTTCAACGTTACGTACCGAGACGCCATCACATACAACACCGATACTCTGGCCTTGTGGGATAATTTGTCCAGAGCCCGTGGCGGTCTTCATGTTAACGGTGAAAGAACCAGATGTGGAATTACGAACATCGTAGCCTTTTGAAAGGGCAGGGATAAGGACATTGACGTTCCCGGTCAAGGTTCCCGAGATATCTAGAAATGCACTACGTGCCTGATCAGAAGCACCGTCCGACTGCGTCAGAGTAACAGCAACAGATGATACCGTGATCGTGGTGTAGGCTGCGATAGAATCATCGACAAGTTCAATGACGTTATCGTTAAGGACAGTGCCCCATGTGTTTTCGTTTTGACCGGGGATCTGTTTTTCTAGTCTGATTCTGGATGTGTATGATGACATGGTGTTAGTTACTTCCTGTTAAAGTGTTAGGGCCACCGGCTGGACTTGCTGGCATGGCCATGCTGTCCCTACGGGATCTACGTGCCTCGTTGTTCAGACCCTCAAGTTCTCGTTGATAAAAACTTTCCCACATGTTTGCAGCGGTTGGGTTCTTCATGAATAAGGTTGCCTCAACCATGGAACCGTAGTATAGGGCGTTTGAGCAGTACTGTGTGAAATAGTTTGTTTCCTGTGTTGACGAAGCTAAAGCGGTGGGCTCGACCACATATGAAATTTCAACGGGGTATGCTGATGCAGGAGCCGGTGCGATCAAGAGTTCGTTACCGTAGTTTGCATAATATCTGGGCTCTCCGACCGAGGTACGGTCTGGCCAGTAATCATTCAGGTATTCTTTGGTCTTCATGACCAGATTAATCCGGGAGCCGTTGCTGGTGATCGTCAAGTTTTTTACAATCAATGCGTTAGGTGGCTTCTGGTAAACAGGGGTCGAGACAATAAAGTTTGTTGTGGCAAAACTTGTCAAGCCTAGTAAGTCTACGTCACGTGTCAGTCTATTTTCTGTGCGTGAGATAAAATTAGGGATAGAGTCAACAAACTCGGAACCTGTGTTTTCCGCAGTTTCCTGAATTTGGGTTGCAAGCGTTGAGTAAGTTGTTACAGGCATACGATGATCCTATCATAAATTATTAATATGGGCCAATTACTGCAAGGGCTAAGCGGCTATAGATTCCCATGTAGTAGATACGTCAGAAGTCAGGGTCCATGTGGTTGATGTCTGGGAAACCGTGGTCCAGCTAGTGGTTACATCAGGTACAGGGAACCAGAAGAAGATTTGACCTACTTCAAATGTGCCTGCGACCCCGGTAATGGGGACATCTGTGTCAATCTTGAAACTGGGGGTGCCTACTGCAAATGTGCCGGTGACCCCTGATACATCAATGGCACGGCTAATTGCAGGTGTGACAGTGCCAACTGAGAATGTTCCTGTGAGTCCGGTGACAGGGACATCTGTGTCAATGGCTAAACCCGGGGTTCCTAGTTCGAATGTGGCAGAGACACCTGATACATTGAGTATCGTTTCTGTGCCAGCAACAACAGAACCTAGTTGAAAGGTTGCTGATACACCGGTGACCGGAACCGCTACATCAATCGTTCTGATTGATGATGAGAAAGGTATCTGGGAAAAGGGGGATTCAGAGAAAGCCACGGCTTACCTCCTACACTGGTTTCTTATTACGTTCGGTTTTTTTAAGAGCACGGTATTCTGCTAGACGTGTGGATAGTTGCTCTTCGGTAAGGATTTCGGTAAAAATTAGGTTGTCAATCAGATCCTCCACGTCACGGGTCATAAGAGTGTCAGTCTCAAGCATGGCTTTTAACCACTCTTGCATGGGGGCCGCTGCTTCTTCCGCAGCTTTAGTTGCAGCATCTGCTGCTTCGATTGCGTCAGCCGCAGCTTCTTCTTCAGGCGTGAAAGGAACAATCTTTCCTTGGCCCGTCATACTATATCGAGTCATTAGACGATCCCCCAAACCTTAAACGATCCATTATTCATGGTGCCAGAGCTTAGCTGGAACCTGATGCCGTCAATTACTGTGGCAACTAGGTTTCGCAATGCTCCCGTGCCATTTGCATGACCCCTGTTTCCTCCCGCAGCAACATTAGATACAAAAGACCAATGAATCCATGGGCCATTAATATTAGTGCCGTCTGACAATCCATGATACAGAGAAGCCTTTAGATGGAACATCTCATTGTACTGCGCACCGCCTTTGTAGATTTGATTGCTAACGTTGGGAATATTAATAGCTGAGGTGCCGTTAGAAAAGCCTGCGGTAAAAACTTGGCCCGTGTTGGCGTAGTGGTAATCCGTCCCTCCGACTTCATAAGCCCCGCCTTGGCTCATCTGGCAGAGGATGCGGCAACTTGTCGAGATGTACCCTGCCAGTTCGATATCAAAATAACTGTAGGTGCTCCAGTCCATGCCGTCAGCGTCTTCAAAAGTCACTGCTGATGGGGTTCCGGTTGACCAATCGTTATCGACTAGTAATACTCTTCCCGGTCCTGCCAGAGCTGTACCACCTTTGATAAAATTAGTCGCATAGACACTGGTTGCTGAGACAGTCGTAGCAGAGAGAGCCACGGTGTGGATCTTTGTGGTTGCGGTAATGGTTGCAGCAATAATGTTCGTGGCCGACAGGGCTGGTGTGTGAATGTTCGACGTTGCCGTGATTGTTGCTGCAATGAAGTTCGTAACAGAGAGTGACGGCGTATGGATTGAGGTCGCTGTCACGCTACCTGCGGTGATGTTAGTCGCAGAGAGGGCGGGGGTATGTATCTTTGTTGTGGCCGTGATTGTTGCCGCTAGGATATTTGTGGCGCTCAAAGCCGGAGTGTGAATGTTAGATGTGGCAGTGATCGTCGCAGCATTAAAGTTCGTCACAGATAAGGTTGGTGTGTGGATCGAGGTAGCTGTAACCGTACCTGCTACGATGTTTGTTGCTGATAATGCTGCTGTATGAATCTTTGTTGATGCAAAGATATTAGTTGCTGAGACGTTTGTGACCGAGATCGCAGGAGTGTGGATCTTGGACGTTGCTGTGATTGTCGCAGCAATAAAATTAGTCACAGATAGGGTTGGCGTATGAATCGAGGTAGCTGTAACCGTACCTGCGATGATATTAGTTGCAGAGAGGACTGGGGTATGAATCTTCGTAGACGCAAAGATATTTGTGGCTGAGACGTTTGTGACCGAGATCGCAGGAGTGTGGATCTTGGACGTTGCTGTGATTGTCGCAGCGATGAAGTCCGTCACGGAGAGTGACGGGGTGTGAATCGATGTGGCTGTGACAGTACCTGCGATGATATTAGTCGCAGAGAGGACTGGGGTATGGATCTTTGTAGACGCAAAGATATTTGTGGCTGAGACATTTGTGACCGAGATTGCAGGAGTATGAATCTTGGACGTTGCAGTTACCGTGGCACCGGTGATGTTTGTTGCTGAGACAGTCCCAGCAATACCTACGAGGTTACCAGAGGCATCTAGGTAGACAGATTTTCCGGCGGGGTATCCACAGAAGACAACCTTGGTCCCGGCTGCCAGATTGACCACAGACCCGCTGTTCGAGGAAGCCAAGATAGTGTCACGTGAGAGTACGGTGCCTGATGCGGTATAGGTACCGAGGCCCACTTCCCAGTCACCAGAGCCACTGTCTGAGATTACATAGTATGTGGTATTGGCATTACCAATTTCAGAAAAAGTATCAAAGCCCGTATACGAACCACTGAGCGTAACAGAGCCCGTTCCTGTGGTTGTCGTATCTTGCTTTACTCTGTCTTTGACAACGAGAGCCATGCTTGCCAGACTCCCTTTTTATACTAGTCGGATAATGGCTGTGGCAGCAGCAGCGGCTGGGAATTGGATTGTGAAGGTGCCA